TGCTACTACTAAATTACTAACTCTGTCATCTACTCTCTCATCAGTAAAGTACAGATTGCTGCCTTCACTTAAATCTGATGTTGATTTACTTGATAAATCTAAATTACTACCTGTATTTAATGCAATTCTAGCATCTGCTCTTGCATCAGTATAGTATAAATTTGTTCCTTCAGAAAGGTCTGTTGTAGATTTAGCTGATAATGCTGAATCAAATCTTGCACTTGTGTAGTACAAATTAGAACCTTCTGTAATATTGTCTGTTGTTAATGAAATGTCTGCTGTTCCATCAAATGCTACACCTGCAATATTTCTACTTGTAGCTAGAGCTGTTGCTGTGCTAGAATTTCCAGTCAATGCTCCAGTAAAAGTTGTAGCAGCTACACTTGTTAAACCACTTATGTTTGGATTAAGTGATACTGTTAATGCATTACCTGATGATGCTGTTTGTATTTCATTAGTTGTACCTGCAATAGTAAATGTTTCACTATCTAGGTCTATGCTTTGTACACCTCCTGAATCACCTTGAAAGTCTAAATCAGATGCTGTTACTTGTGCATCTACATATGCTTTAATTGATTGTTGAGTTGCTAGTGCAGTTGCACTATCTGAGGACATGTTATCCTCATCTTTTATATCTGTTATTGTTATTGTACCATCTGATAAAGAACCAAAAGTAAGTGTACCTGATATTGTAGAGTTTCCTGAGATATTACCACTAAGGTCTCCTACAAAGCTATTAGCTGTTATAGTGCCTGTTGCTGTTAAATCTCCTGCATTGTTAAGGCTAATCCCTGTTTCTGTCCCCAAACCATCAGAAATCACCTGTAAACTAGCTGATAATCCATCATTATCTCCAACTTTTAGTAGTGAATCATAACTTGATGCAATAGATATTCCTGTTAAACTACTTGCCATTTTTATTTATTTTAAATTTGTTATTAATATATCTCATTAACTTTATAATGTTTTTTTCCTTAGGTTTATATATTTTCATACACTTGTTTTATAGCACCCAACCTTGAAATGTAGGCTCATCTCTGTCAGGATAAATATCATCATTTGTGTTAGATGTATATTCAGGATAACTGCTTTGATTAAAATCCATGAATTGTATAAACCTTCTAGTATAATATTCAGCTAAACTTCTTTCTTTTTCAACTAAATAATCTACTTCTGCCTTTTCTACTGTCTCTGCATTTTCAGAAACATGTTTAAATATTCCTCCATTCTTGATCTGATATGCAGCAAATGGTAAAAAGTCTACCATAGCATAATGAATCAACATTGGTTGAACATGACTAACTAATAGAGTTTCATATACAGTACCTGATATAGCATCTGTGTCTATTAATGTTTTAATTTTTTCATATAAATCTGTACCTAGATAGTTTTGTATATGGATAGTTTGTGCAATTTCAATAAAGTGCATTAACTTATCAGCCTGGACATTACCATCTATAATAGTGTTTTTAACTAAATCATTCCTGCTTATAAATAATACTTTTGCCATTACTTCCTATTTTTTTTTGATGTTGCATATCCTTGATTTGGCATATCTTTTGGTGCTATTCCTGCCTTACCTATTTTAGCAGGTTTAAAGCCTTGACCTTTTGCCTGAGCTTCTGATACAATTTTATCATTTGCTAGTCCTTGATTAGGCATAAATGTTCCATCAGCATTTCTTTTTCTAAAGTAAACTACTCTAGTCCATTTATGATAACAGTTAGGTCCACCCTTATACAGCCATATAGAGTAAGTGTCAGATCCTCCTTTTCCAAATCCTGCATTTACTGGTACATTATCCATAGATTGTATATCTTCTTTTCTATAAATCTTTTTAGCATTAAATAATACTCTACAGAAATCTCTAGTGTTCTTTCTAACACCACCAGTATATCTATATCTAACTTTAAATAATGCTTTGTCATCTTCACTTTTTTTTGATTTAGTAGATTTTACATCTTTAGCACTAGCTAACTGTAACATTTCATTTAACTTATCATCATTTTCATAATCAACTTCTTGCTCTGATATAACATCCCATGTATCTAAATCTTCTTCTTCTCCAAGAGCTACTAATTGTTTAGCTAAATCTTTAGTAAGAATTTCATTAACTCTATGTATTTCCATTGAATTCTTTTTTAGACTTAGTTTTTGACCAGTTTCTTCTTCTCTAGTTTCCTGATCTGTAACATTAGTTAAATCTGTAAACTCTAAAGGTTGTAATGTTTTAAAGTATAGCTTTAATGTAATGTTATTGTAAGCTAAAATCTTATCAAATGCATCAATCATTAAATTTTGGAAAGGTCTAATAACCATGTTGTCCATTAGTATAGATGCTTTTTCTAATTCATCTGCATTATTACCTAAACCTGTATTGTTTTTTACACCTAATAACATTGGTGATACAATTCTATGTGCTACTAATATCTTTTCCTGAGATTCAGTAGATAAGAATTGGTATTGTTGGTGTGCATCTGATAGTTGTATTGGCTCTATAGTAGCTTGACTATCTGTATTGTCATTAAATGAAAGTATAAACTTACCTGCATTACTTGATCCACTAAACTTAGATGATATTTTCTTTTCTATTAATGACCTTTCTTCTTCATTAGGTATACCATTATTCATGTTTATAATCATACTAGGTGATAAACCATTCTTTATATTGTTCATATGAAAGTTACTTATCTCTCCTTCTAGTTCTGCATACTGTAATCCACCAGTATATGCAGGAGGACTATAGTAATAATATCCTGCTTTGTAAGGTTTTATAAATAATATTTCTCTAGGCTCTTTAGATGTACCAAATGCAGGTATCCTAGTAGGCTCAGAGGAGCTTTTATATTCAGTCCAGTCATGAAAGTAATAGTATGCTTCAATTTCTCCTGATTCTCCTGACTTTTCAGCTCTAATAGTTTCTACAGGTATATGTTCTATTTGTACTATTTTCTTTCTACCTTTTCCATATATTACCTGGACTGCTGCACCACCCATTAAATAGTAGTCATAAATTATTTTTCTGATTACATCTTTTTTGAGTAATGCTATCATTTGTGCATACTCATCAGGTTTTGTATTAGAATCTGTAGCATCTAATCCTTTACCATAAATCATTTCACTTATACCATTAATACAGGCATGATTTGTAGGTGAACCATTGTATAAGTCAATCAAATATTGATAATAGTTATTATCCTCACCATACATTACAAAATCTTTTCTTGGATCTTCAATAATTTTAGGAGCTGTATATGCTGTCAATTCAACTACTCTAATATCTCCTTCAAACTTTGGTCTCCTGTGTTGTCTACTCATAATTATGCATTATATACTTTATACTTATTTGTTCCTAATGTAGTGTGTTTGTATACACCTTTGTCTACATCATAGTATTCATTAGCACCTTGTGATAATGTTTGATTTGTACAGAATAATCTGTCTTTATAAATTACTAACTCTTTAGGTTGTCTAACTGTATCCCAGTTTCCTGTTGTTTCATTCCAAGAGTTTGTAGCAAAATTCCATGCACTACCTGATCTTGTAATCCCATCTTCCCAGTTTATAGTTGTTAAATTCCAAAACTGCTCTACATCATCCCAGTTAGATCCAATAGAAACAATTTTAAGTTCATAAAACTTATTTTCTACTAATGATAGTGCTACATTTATAGCTGCATATCCACTTAGTCTGCTTATTGCTACATTATTGTTTTGCACAATACCTGTTTCTTCATCTGTTATTTCTAACCTTGCATTTATTACAAAACTTCTAGGTATAAATGTAAAAGTTTGTGCTGATGAACTATCACTTAAATATATCATACTTATATAATGCTCTTTTTGTAGTTTTTTATAAAGTGTAAAGTTTTTTGTAAAAAAAAAGGAGACCATTCAGATCCCCTTTAATTAGAAAAACACTTAACTATTATGATGTAGGAAAAGTACTTATTTGAGTTGCACTTGCATCAGCAGTAACAACTGTACTTGTTATAAAGTCAGGTGGTGATGTTTCTAGTGCTTCAAAGGTAAGATTAAATCCATTAAAATCACCCATGTTAGCTCCAACAGAGAAATTACCTGTAGTAAGC